TGGCAAAGGACGGCCAGACAAAGTTTTTCTGCATGGATGTTGCCAAGGCATCGAAAAGTTCCTCAATGGACAAGATATTGAAAGCCATTTGCGATGATAGAGCCGGCTCAAAATCAGTTCTCGGGTTGATAATGAATGCCCTCTGGGAACGAGCAAAGATAAGAATTATTTACTGGCAATGGTATCTACGCTCTATGTTTGATTCGTCTTACAAGTGCCAGGTCAGCGAAGAGATTGAATTGAACGGAGCGGCGAACTTGTATGAGTGGGCTGCCAGGAATATCTACCTAGTAGAGTTGAAGAAAAAAGAACGTGTTGATTGCATTATATCTGGTACAGATGCGTTGATAAGGCTTAAAGGTCAAGGGAAATCAGGCAAGAAAGGCCTAAGGCATGTCCATTTAATCAGGTTGCGCCGCGGCGCGACCGTCAACAAGATCCTTGTCGAGGAAATAGGTGATGACCGAAGTTCCGAATACGTCCGTGACGCCGTTAGGAAAATCCTGTACCCCGGATTTTTCCGGCGGCACACGCGAACACGCAGCAACGTGAGCATCGGCGGGGCAGTTGACATTCTCGGTAAGTACTGGTCGAGGTTGCTTGGCGCCAGGAGCACCAACCCGGTGGCCTTGTCAGAGAGGTGGAACGAGGTGAAATGGAACTTGCCTTTAATAGCAGGCCAGGAAAACGAGTCCAGGTTGAACCCAGACTTGAAGTTCAAACAGACAAAAACCATAAGAGACACACCGCACCTCGTAGACATCGACCCGGTCACATCTAGAGGGATTGTGGCGTGTTGTTTGCCCAGCGGAGCTGGGAAAACAACGATGTGTGAGGGTGAACCGGATGCATACCAAGACGTAGACGATCTACTCAACCACGCCGATTTTGCAGAGATCGAGGATCTGCGCGCATCGGAAGGAATGTTCCTTCTCACACGCAGATACCGTTCCCGCATACAAGAATGGATACTTGAAAGGCCTCACAAGCGCATATTGTTATGCCACCATCCAGACCAAGTTAAAGGTTTGATCAACCGCATCCTTGTGGTGTTACCCGAATGGGAGTTGGAGAAGCCGTGGAGCGCTAGGAATGTCGAGGATTTGGAAAAAACTAAAGAAGAGCGCGTACGACCCAACAACCATCAACAAATGAAAACCATGATTGATCATTGGGCGGAGACGAATTTGCGATTAAGCCTGCGCATGACGACGTATGACTCATCGGAGCCGAATTCAACAGCAATTGATTGGTACTTAAACCGCGACCAAAGCGGTTACAATGAGATCAAACTGCCGTCCAACGGCAGCATAAAATCAAGACTGCCGGTTTTCGACATGGCAAAGCAAAACGTGACCGTGGTCGGCAATGCACCACCCATAACCAGACCGGTCATACACAAGTATCTGAATCAACTCTATAACTCGATAACAACGAGGATTCATGGAGAAGTTTCATATCGGAAAACTGTGATAGATCCGGTGGAGAATTTCAATAAGGTTGCCAACACCTTCTTCATCAACGGGTGGGAAGAGCTCGTGGAAGAATTCATCGAAAATCCAGTCCTGCCGAACCAAGCTTTGACGGAAGAGTGGCTCAGTATGAAAGGCGACCCAGAACCGGTCATTAAGGACATCAAGTTTAATGTGTTGGACGACTTCAACCGAATGCCGTACAACCGCTGCAAACTTCATCTCAAATCTGAAACGTTGCTAAAGGAACAAGTAGATAAATTTGAAGATCAAATTGGTCGAGTGATTGTTTGGCACCCGAAGCCATTCTGTGCCGTTCTTTGCCCAGTGATCATTCTGATGAAAGAACGATTTAAAGTCCTACTTAATAAAGATAAAATAGTTTACACCGAC